TGCAGACGAAGTCTCGTGGTATTTATTACAATGAGTACCTTGGACTTCCGCACGATGCCGGCGTTGCACCAGTTACCGAGGAAGAGATCAAAGCGTGCTGCACCGGTGGACCGATGCGGCAAGAGCCAGATGTGAAGACTCGAGATTATCCAACCTTTATGGGAGTGGACTGGGGCCCGATCAACAGTGAAATGTCCAAGACGATTATGACTATCCATCAGCGTCGTGGGGACATGCTCGAGATCCTGCACATTAAAAAATTCCAAGGCAAGGAAGCGGATTACTCGTACTTGCACAACTTCATACCGAGGGAGTATTACCGATGGGGATGCCAGCTTATTGGCGCCGATGCTGGATTTGGTGAAGCGGTTAACTCTGAGATCCGTTCGCGCTTACATGAGACTTCTCGGCTTATTGCTTTCCAGCACGTGCCGAACCAAAAAGCCCGAGCACAGTGGAACAATAATATTCAGGCATATACATTGTCTCGTAATCAGACAATGACCGATCTGTTCATGAAGATCAAACATAAAAAGATTATCTTTCCACAATGGTCTGATTTCGCGCCGTATGCTCGAGATATCATGACGATCGCTATCGAGTACAATGAAGAGAAAAACACATATAAATACATAAAATCCGGGGCCGACGACTTCTTTCATAGCACGCTATACGGCGACTTAGCCGGAGAATTGTATTATCGAAATGACGGTATGAATCAGTAATACATATTGACTAATACATAAAAATTACGTAAATTTAATTAATTGGAGATTAACTAACTATGATATCGACTTACGAACTCGAATTGTTTGCTAAGCAAGCTGCAACAGATTTCCTAAAAGAAGGGAAATCGTTGAACGAGTCGATCACAAAGATTGCATCAGAAAACGGTCTCAACGGGCAGCAAGTACGTCGCGTTGTCGAAGCCGCTAACACCGAAGCCTACATGAATCTTTTATATAAGAGCGATGACAAATATGTCAGCTTTGCGACAGCGGACCCCGCTGTTATTGAAAGTAATCTGTCGGTAACAAAAGTTGCTGAGGCATCCGTCGTTGACGATTCAGATTATTATAACCCACCTGCCTACGAAGCTCCTGTGTACACTCCGGTAGTTAAAGTCGCTGAGGCCGTTCCAGAGGTACGATCCAGTGAACAAGTGATGCGGGATTACTACCGCTTCAAGGCTGCAGAGGCCCAACTTGATAACATGATCGTGGAAAGTCGGATCTTATTTTCATCTGAAGCCGAAAAGCTTGCATCGATGATCAAGCAGGCCGTGCTAAGTGGAACCGATTATTCAGAGATCAAGGCCGCATTGAATTCAAATACAGACCCGGTATTCGTAGAGACCTTAAAAGCAGTCGAGGAAGAATTAACTTCTGTTATGCCGATGGGCTCTATCAGTAAAACCGCATCAGCTATTAAAGGATCTGTGAACTCCCGCCATCCACTCATTCAGCAGTCATTGCGTATTGTGAAATGTGCCAGCGACTTCAAAATACTCACAGAGAAAATGACAGAGCTGCAAAATGATTGGGAGTTGTACAAAACAGCAGACGGTAAGTTAAAAGGTACTGTAGAGTTCTTAGCTAATCATCCAAAATCATTCGCAACCGGTTTAGCACTTGGTGTTGGTGGCACAGCAGTTGCATTACCGGCCATCGCTAGCCAGACGAATCGAACTAACCACTCTGTTTTGAAACAAATACCAGAAATGTATAGGAGCTAAAATGTCGCAATTCATTAACATGTACAAAGAAAAGAAAATCAGCCTCACCTCAATGCTAAAAGCCGCTGCGTTTACAGAAGCTCTGGAGAAAACTGCCGGTCCTGATGTAAGTATGTTTCTGAAATATCTTGCCACTGGCTTAGCGGTCAGCACTGGTTTAGGAGTAGCGGCCGGTGTTGCAAATCTTGGCGTACAGGCATACGAGGAACATCAGCTGGATTCGCAAAAGGACGATATGTTCAGAGAAGTGCTGCGTCTACATCCGGAACTGTCTGCGCAAAAAGAACGTGCAAAACTTTATTTTGAGGCGCTTCTGCACTTCTCACCGGTCATAGCAAAAAATCCATTAACTGCTGGCGCATACGTGAAACAAGCGCTGCAGTATGATCATGTGGCCGGCGGACCCCTGCCGTCATCGATTAATGAGTTGGCGAATATTCAGAAGTCAACTTCAGATGCAAGAAAAAATGCGCCAAGCAGCACATTAGGCACGGTGTTATCTGGTATTAGTGAAGCACCTTCAAAAACACTTCCCAGCTTCTTAACGTACAACGATTTTTCCAACTAATTCTTATGATCAAATGGACATCGTTCGATCTTCAAAACTCGAGCGGAACGTACATACAGTTCTTCAATGATGCGCTAGTCAAGACCGCGGAGTATTCCGCGGAACTGAAGAGTCGCCTCAATAATCTTGAAAAGAAAGCTGACTGCACTTATGTGCTGGTAAATGCGATGGGCTCCGGCGAATACTGGGGTTCCAATCGTAACGGCGATTTTTTTCCGGACTCGGCTTTAGCCCGGGACCACAAGACATTTGAGAAACTCGGTTATGCTTACAAGCATCACGTAAACAAAGACCCGGAGAAAAGTCTCGGCCGCGTTAAGGTGGCAGTGTTCAATCCGGATATGCATCGTGTGGAACTTGTTATTGAGATCGACAATCAGCGCGCAAAGGATATTCTCGATAGGATCGAAAAGGGTGAATACCCGGCAGTGTCTATGGGCGTTAAAGTTCCATACGACACTTGCTCATTGTGCGGAAAGAAAAGCAAGCGGACTTCCGATTACTGCGAACATCTAAAACATCAGATGGGTTCTATTCAATCGGATGGCCGAAAAGTATATGCGATAAATGACACAGATCTGAAGTTCTTTGATATTTCCTTTGTACGTATCCCGGCCGATCGTACTGCAGGTGTTTTAGCAAAGATTGCCGGTGAGGAGGCACTTGTGCCATCAGCTGTTGTCGCAGAAGAAGTTTTGAAGGCAGCAGGTATTAAGGAATCAGCGATCAATAAAATAATTGATGGCACAGTCGGTGCCGTCGATAATGATCCAAAACGACTGATCTACGCCTCACAGCAAGATATGCCGCCGGCGGAGTTGAAGGAGATCATCACGAAGCATGCAATGGCCGAGATCTTCAGCACGTTCATGGGCATGCGTATCATTCCGAAGCCGATGGAGTTCCAGCGCATATTTCTTGAGAAGGCTGGCCATGCTAAATTAGCGGAAGAAGCCGCACAGGCAGGAAGACTCTTAATGGACCTTGATGAGGATCCAGTTATTCCTGATGACATATCGTTTGAAAATTTTAGCGATGAGCTTGCAATGAAAATTGCACATTGGGCGCCAGGCATGACATTGACTGCTCCGCATGTTATTCGCCGTGTGTTAGAAAAACGCGCAGAGCTTTCTACGACTAGCCAGCACCCGGTCGCGATCACAATCAATCCCGGCATTCACGCGCCAACTATGGCCTCTCCGGCGGAATCGACCTTCAGCTCAACGAAGAACCCGCTCATCGGTATTCTTGGTTTGGGAGCATTATACATCGGTTATAATAAACTAATCGATTCGATGGGAATGGGCAAGTCAATTGCACAGCAAGGTAAATTTGAGCAGTTCCTGTTATCAAAGCCGTGGTTGATTCCCATTGTACTTGGCGCAGCAGCTGCAGGCACAGTTGGTATTCAGGACGCAATGTTTCAGAAGAGTGCTGCGATGTTCCAACCAAATTTCTTGAAACGCACATTAGTGGCTGTCCCCGCATCGTACATTTATGCAGGCTCTCAAGAAAATAAATTACAACAAGGACAACCTATCACAGAGTTTGGAGATTTCGTAAGACGTCATCCATTCATGACTAGCGTAGCCGGTATTGTGGGCGCTGGTCAAATACAAAAGTTAATTAAAAAAGGCCCAATTGGCCCACAAACCGTTAAAACCGCTGAGTATGTTCCGGATGTTATTGATCGGCTCGTGAACGGATTATCAGCTGAAAAGTTCGAACAATTCTATAACGATGTCATAGATGCATAACACCTATTGACATTAATCAAAAAATTACATATATTACCCATACTATTCATTTAGGAGACCAAACACAATGGCAATTAATTTGCAAGATATTATCAGCAAGGTTTCTGCTCAGATCGAGTCAGAGCCAGTAAAAGTAGCATCCGCACCGGCAGCAGTTGAAGCAGCACCTGAAGTTAAAGTTGCAGAAGCAGTAGCACCGGCACCGGCACCGACGGTCGAATCCGACCTTCAGAAGGTAGCCGCAGAGTTGGATGATGCAGGTCGTGTTATCGCACGTGCTTTCTATGACGAGCTTAACAAGATCGCAGTTGCAGCACATGGTTATGTTGATTCCAAAGCAGAGATGGTTCGCGAGAACCCGGCTGTTCAGGTCTCAATGGCACCGGAGCGCATGGAGAATGCAAGCAAAGCAATTCAGCTGGTACAGCAGATGACGGCTGGCGAGCGCTTGAAAGGTCCGGAAGGATATGTTCAGGTGAACGGTCAGATCGTTGATGGCACTGCACCGGAAATTCCGGTTGAGGAACACCCAGTTGCAGTTGATGCTGCAAAACATGCAGGCGCAAAACTCATCACTCGCTTATACAACCACTACTTCCCGGAGGCTTAACAATGGGACTTTTACAAACACACGAACAGATGCTTAAGCAGGCGGAAGAGCAGGCAAAGATGGCAGCGCTCGTTGAAGAGCGCGTGCGTGTAATCGAGAAGTATGCGTCCGTAGCACAGAATCTGATGAACGAGGCATTCCCGGGAAATCATACTGAGGATGATGTAGTCGAGTTGGCTAACCTCATGATTCAGAACGACATGCAAGTCGAAGAGCAACAGCAAAAGGTTGCTGAACTTGAGGAAGCTGGCCGCATTATGGCTCGTGGATTCATGGCAGAAGCAAACAAAAACTAAGGATCACAGTCAATGAGTTCAATCGAGCAAGGGGAACACATCCTTAACGGCTTCTTCGATGAACTCTCCAAACATGCGGGTTGGAATCCTCTTCGAATCGTGCGCGGTCCCAATGCTGAAAAAGCATTGGAGATTGGCAAAGGAATCGATAAACACCAAGAGGTAGTACAGCAAGTGAACAAGCTCCATGCTGAAGAGAAAGTATTACGCGAGACATCAAAGAAGGGCATCGATGAGTTAAATCAGGTGCATAGCGGAATGCCGGTATCAGAAGTTTCGGTTGCAGAGTTGGAGAAGCAAAAGAAGAAAGTTAAAAGTGGAAACACTGCGGCACTTGCGATTGGGGCTCTTGGTCTAGGCGGTCTTGGTTTTGGTTATCACCAATACAAAAAACAGCAAGATGATCAACTTGGAAGAGCTTATCCGCAAGTCGGCTGAGGTCAAACAACCTCAAACTCTTCCCCAGTCAACGGACGATGATGTAGAGAAGTTCGCAGAGGATCTGCAAGAGTACCTTGAAAAAGGGGCATCACTTACACCTCTCGTAGAAACAACGGTAAACAAGGAATTGTTAAAAACTGCTGCAACGACTTTACTCACAATAAACCGTGAGCGCAAAGAGTCAATAGACAAACTTGCGCGAAACGATGAGGCAGAGAAGCTGATTAAAAAGATGTTACATACTCAGGAATTTACTTCGGAAGAACTCCTTGATAAACTTTCTGAGTTCAAGCAAATGCCGCTACAGGAATTGGTTATAGCGAACAAAGCTTTGGACATGGTCAAAGGCGGAACATTTAAAATCGGTTCCCTTTCCGATCAGCCAACACCTGTCGGCGAATTAGACAACCTAACTCAATACCTATTATACGGAGAATAAACTACAATGTTTAAAATTACATCAGATTTGACGATGGTTCTTCGCAAGGAACTTGATGTAGCGATTACCGGTCCTGGTCAGCCACTTGCTTCAGGCGTGACTGGTACGTGGGTAACGCTTGATTCAAACGGCAAAGCAACTTTGACCACAGGAGCAACCGGTCTTGCATTCCCGATTTGGAACGAGTCCTACCGCGATGGTACTGTCGGCGCATTCACACCGGACGTTGTGAATTCGAAACGAGTTTCTGTGATCGTTGGAAAGATCTTCGCAACCACAGATCAATTTACTAACTCACCAAGCATCAGCAAAGGCGATCCGCTCACAACCGGCGCAAACGGTAAGCTTGTCAAAGCAACAATCGGCACTGATCCGATCGTAGCATACTGCGTAAAAGCATCATACAGTGTGACGTACTTCGGTGTATCACGCAACGCAATCGATATCGTAACGGTCTAAGGAGAAATGACTAATGGAAAATATCAGCCCAAAAGCAATTAACGAAATTTTCGTTAACCGCCTAGACTCCGAAATCGAGAAGGTGGCGCAGGAAACAGGTTCATACATCCGCACTAAATTGCGTGAGAACGCATTTAGCCGTAAGATTATGCAGCCTCAGTATGTTACAAAAGCAGATTTACAGCGCACCACGAAGCATGACCAGTTGGTGAAAATCATCGACATCGAGCCGGATGCAGGGGCAACGTTGATGACACTTCGCGGTCAGCCGGACGTGCAGTATGTGGAAGGCGATCGTGCAGAGATCAGCTTCTTCGGCATCACCTCTCTGGAATTCCAGAAGACGGAAGAAGAGTTGCTCGCGTACGAAATGCCTATCACTGAGCTCGTCGAGCGCAATGCAGTGAAGGAAATCATGAAGGTTGAGGACACCGCTTTCATGACGATGGTGAACGCAGCTGTTACCGCATCTGGTAAGTCCGTGACGTACTCAACGGCAACCCAGGGCAAGTTCGAGTTGGATATGCTCACGAAGCTGTTCAACAAACTCGAGGATTCCGCAACCGGCCTTAACCCGCTCGTTGTAGAGTTCGTTCTCATGAACCAGGCTGACTATAACAAGTTAGCAACAGTTCCGTCAACACAGGTTGGTAGCGGCGCTGCATCTGAACTGTTCATTAATGGCTTCAAGTACACAAGTCTACTTGGCAAGAAGTTCATCACCACGGTGAAGGGCGATCTTGTTCCGGAAGGCACGATGTACGCATTCGCAGGCCAGGAGTTCATGGGCAAGTTCTACGTCCTGAACGATGTGAAGTTCTGGATCGAGAAGAAACGCAATCTCATCAAATGGTCAGCATACGAAACACTTGGTATGGCGATCATCAACAACCAGTCAGTTGCAAAACTCACCTGGTCCAACCCGACACAGGCTTAATCGCCCTAGTCGTGAAATTCAAGAAGCCCTCGCAGAAATGCGGGGGTTTTTTGTTTATACGGTATTGACTTACGGTCGCTAATTTTGTATAATTTGACATAATTAAAGGAGCAATCTAATGGCTAGTTTACTATATAATCGTGGAAAGAAAGCACTGGTCGCCGGCGAAGTTGATTGGGATGATAACTCGACTACTACTATAAGAGTCCTATTGGTAACACCATCCTACACGCCAAATGCAGATCATGCGTACGTATCGGACGTAACTAATGAATCCGCTGGAACAGGTTACGTAAGAAAAGATCTAACAAGTCGCGCGGTTTCACAGAATGATACGAATGATCGTGTAGAATGTGACGCCGCTGATATTACATGGACTGGGTTAGATTGCGGTACAATTGCTGGAGCTGTTGTATACAAACAAGTGGGCGGTAATGATGCATCGCCTGCAGATGACATATTAATTGGGTTTATGGATTTTAATGATCTTGTCACTAACGGTGGCGATGTCACACTACAGTGGAATGCTGTAGGACTTTTCACTTTAGCATAATAGGAGATACAATGTCAAAAGGTAACACAACTGAAAACGACGTTCTTGGTTACATTTTTAATGCAACTGCTTTTTCTTGGAATGCAAACACTGATTTATATATTTCATTGCATACAGCAGATCCCGGTGAGGCCGGAAATCAAACGACATCTGAAGCTACATACACTTCATATGCACGCGTAACTGTTGCACGTTCTGCGGGTGGCTGGACCGTATCCGGAAATACTGCAAGTAACGCGGCACTTATTCAGTTCCCACAGTGCACTGGTGGATCAAACACATTAACTCACGTAGCAATTGGAACTGCGTCTGGTGGTGCAGGTCAGATTTTATACAGTGGCGCGCTTAATAGCTCATTGTCAGTATCTAATCTTATCCAACCTCAGTTCGCAATCGGAGCACTCCAAATCCAGGAGGACTAAGTGTATACTTGTTCAAAGTGTAAACTTGAGGTAATTGTTTTAAAAGATCGATTAATACGTGCGTGTAAATGCGATGCGCCTGTTATTGCTACCGCATCAAGCACGGTAACAGCACAAGGTGGTTTTAAAAAATAATGGCAGCATTAACAAGAGTAAAAGATCTAGTCGATGCTAAATTAAATGGGCAGGTACGTTATTATACGTGGCGAAAAAGTCCCACACAGACAACTACTGCGAGGGTATGGTTTGATTTGTCTATGAGCCCGGGTAATCCGGTTCCACAGTATTATGCTGCATCCCCGCTGAACGCAGTGTTATTAAAACAATCTACTGATGGTGGATTGTTTCATGGTGCGAACGTATCGCCGGCAACAAAATATTTACGAAGTACTACAGCGTTAACGGTTACCGCAACCGCCCTGCCAATGCCGATGTTGCTGTGCGATTATCTTCTATACTATCCATTCATAGACGAAGGTACAACAGACGAACAGGTTTTAAACAATAATACGGCCGCATTGTCCAGATACACTGACGGTGCCGGTGTTCAAGTAATGGCCGTCTCGGTGGCGTCTCGAATTGGTGGGAAGTCTTTTTACATAAATTACACTAATTCTAATGGAGTGTCTGGGCGCATCAGTAAAACAGTAATTCAAAATTCTACTGCTACCGCTAACGGAAGTATAGTAACAACAGACGGCGCAGTGGCAGGGACAGCTGGACCGTTTATTCCTTTACAAGAAGGTGACACAGGGGTTCGGAGCATTCAGTCGGTGACGATGTTAGGCAGTGACGTGGGTCTTTTTACACTTGTACTTGTTAAGCCTCTCGTTCAAACACAGATACGTGGTATTGACGCTGTAGTCGAAGTAGATTATTTTACAGATCGTGCAGAGGTGCCGATCATTCAAGATGATGCATATCTTAACTGGTTATGCTTACCACAAGGCGCATTGAACGCGACAGCGCTTCATGGTGATATTAAAGTAGTATGGAACTAAGGAGAAATCATGGCAGGC